GCTCTCCATATCCTCCGTGTCGCCACGTGACGCTCTCTCATAGCACTCCAACGTGACGCGGGCTGCCTTCTCTATGCCCATCTCAATGTCGCCATCCCCCAGCTCCAGCAGGTACTCCCGGTGCGATTTGCCAGGCGCATCAGCGCCGGCATTAGTGGACCCCTGGTCCATACTACGCACGATTTCCACACACTTCTCAAGCGTGGGCGGTTGAAACGGCACAGAGGCATCCCCCTCCAACATTAGCACAGCCTTCGCTGCCTCCGCCATTCGTCGGGGACAAAACTCAACCCGCAATGGCTCCCAAAACTTTTCCAACTCCGCGGCGAGCATGTCGGTGCTCGGCTTGGCGCGGAAGTACTCCGTCTTGAAATGGGACATATCAATGTCCCGGCGCAGCGCCTGCACCTTGAACTCCTCCCGCCGATTGAACGGCTGCGCTCCGACCAGGCCTACCTGGCCCACAAACTGGTCTTCGAAAGCCCCCTGGGGGAAACCCAAGGGGTTGACGACGGCGCGGTAATTGGGGTCCCACCCTGAGGGGACCTCACCAACCTCCGCGTCTCCAGCCGGGGCCGCTCGGCCGCACGGCGCCAACAACCGGTCCCAATGGTGTCCAGCGATGACACCCCCATTGGAGCCGTAAACCGGGGCCCTGCAGCACCCGGGGGCGGTTGAAAACTGGTAGATGACCACCCCAGTGGGTGTCACCCCCAGCACAGGGCCAGCCGCGCTGACCCACCGCTTGGCGGTCACAGACCACCACATAGACATGGCGGTCGAACCAACCCGTGGCTCCTCAAACCTGACACGGGGGGCGTCAATGCCCTTCAGCATGCACACCACCCGGTCGTCACCTGTGCCCAAAACCTTGGACACGACACACTCCACCGGGCGCTCCTGACCCATGCGGTGGACCAAACACTTGGTGGGTTTCTTCACCCACCCATCCTGCACAGTGTGGTCGTCCACCACACGGTGGCGCGGCACCGCAACATAGGGCCCACCGGCCCCCTTCCACAAAAGACCATTGCAACTGAGGTTGATCTCCGGAAACTCAACGAAGACCGACGACTCGTGCATAGCCACGGGTGTGGAACCCGTGACAGCCGACTCCTGCTTCGGGGAGGCAACCGCCTCAACCGTCTGCACGGGCGACTTGCTCTTCCTGTTGCGGTGTCGCGACCGCTTCTTCTTCTCCGCCTCCGACGAGGTCTCACTCTCCGGCGCATCCGCGGCCGCCCCCTCAGGGACAGCGGCCAGTGCAACCACCGCACTCTCCAACGCTTTCCCGACGGCATCAGCAGCCAGGACGGTCAACACCTGGGCCACGGTCTGAGTTGCAATGCTCACC